AATAAATGTATAATAGGAGAACAAAATGGCCGTTTCATCACTAACAAGAATGACAGTGCCTTTGGCAAGTGATCAAAGCAATCCAACCCAAGGTCTGTTAATGCCTAAACTTAAATATCGCTTTAGAGTGATATTTGAAAACTTTGGTGTGTCTACACCAAGAACAGAATTAACCAAACAGGTTATGGATTTCACACGTCCTTCAGTTAGCTTTGAAGAAATGGTACTAGACATCTATAACTCAAAAATCAAACTGGCTGGCAAACACAGCTGGGACGATTTGACCTGCCAACTTCGCGACGATGCGGGCGGCAATGTGTCAAAGTTGGTTGGCGAGCAATTGCAAAAGCAGTTGGATTTCGCAGAACAAGCCAGTGCTAGTTCAGGTATTGACTACAAGTTCCTAACACGTTTCGAAGTACTTGACGGCGGCAACGGAGCATTTGAACCAGTGGCATTGGAAACCTGGGAAATCTACGGTTGTTATCTCAAAGCTGTAAACTACAACGACATGAACTATGCTACCAGCGAAGCTGCCACAATCAGTATGACCCTTGCGTTTGACAATGCAGTACAAACTCCAGTTGGACAAGGTGTTGGCGCTCTAGTTGGACGTACACTTGGCGATGTGGCCACCGGCGCAGGCTAATAGCCGATGAGTTTTGGGCAAGACTTTTTAAAAGGTTTCTTTGGCCCTGGCGATGGTCTCAAAGACTACGCTCACGCTTCGAAGACCTTTTTGACCAATGGGTACGAGCTTGCCCCTCGTACTAAGTTTCTATTCCATGTTTACTTTACAATCAACACCAGTGTACCAGCACTGAGAGCAGTGTTTGGCAATGAAGATGTGGCCACAATTGGCTTGTTGGTCAAAACAGCACAATTGCCAACCTATGCCATACAAGTAGACACACTTAATCAATACAATCGCAAACGTTTGGTTCAAAGCAAACTGGAATACAATCCAGTGACCATTGAATTCCACGACGACGGCGGCGATGTTATCCGCAACATGTGGTATAACTATTTTGCCTACTATTACAAAGATCCTAGCCAGAAGTATGACAACGTGAGCAATCAAAACGGTAGCCTAGGGCAACTGTTTGGTACACCGGCTGGCTTTAGCTATAATTCGAGAGATACCTATGACAACTCAAGAACTGTGAACGATTGGGGTTTTATTGGTGAAGCCTACAACGACGGCACACAGTTTCCACCTAGTGGATTGAGCAACGTGGGCAAACCTCCATTCTTCCGCGACATCAGAATCTACGGTCTCAATCAACACAAGTTTTCTGAGTATGTGTTGATCAATCCAATGATTTCTGAGTGGCAACACGACACCTATGACTACAGCCAAGGCAACGGAATGATGACTCATCGTATGACTTTGAGATATGAAACCGTGAAATACTATTCAGGTGCAGTGGGCAGATCTCGTCCAGACACTAACGTTGTGGGCTTTGCTGACCCAGCAGTGTACGACACAGTTCGCAGTTCAATATCTCGTCCGGGCAGCAATGCCACAGTATTAGGACAAGGTGGATTGATTGATGCCGGCATAGGCATTGTTGAAGATCTACAAAGCGGCGGAGTTGCCGGTTTGATTGGCGCAGTGCAAAAAGCTGGCGCCACATACAATACATTCAAAGACAAAAATATCAGAAGCATTGTCAACGAAGAAGTCAATACCAGTGCTCGTGCTATCCTTAAAGGAAGTTTGCCAGCAGTGACACGAGCCGCAATTGGAACCACTAGTACCAGTACTTCTCCTGGACAACGTGGATTGCTTGATGGAATTTTCTTTCCAACTCCTCCAGCTGGAGATGGTAGAGCACCAGCACCAACCAGCGCAGAGGTATTGACTCAAGCGCAACGCAATGCCACAATTGCTAGAAACACAAGAAGATAATTATTATTATGAGTACAATAAATCAAGTTAATCCCAAGATTGACCAAACAGTCACAATTTTTGATAATTTTTACAACTACAGTGCCAATGTTCCTGCACAGGAATACGACATTGTGTTGAGTTATTTTCGCAGTGTGTTTACTGACGAAGTTGCGGCAGAAAATTTTACAACGTCGTTGTTTCGTGTGGCAGAAGAAACCAATGTGTCGGCACTGACACTGCTTCAAACGTTTGAAGGACAAAATTCAGTACAATTGACCACAACCATGGCCTATTACCTAAATGGGCTTCGTAGTCGTGCCACATTGTTGGGAGTTTTGCAACCCACAACTCCAAACTTTTACACAGCTAGAAACGTTAGACAATGAGTAAGTTTGCTCAAGGCGCCTACGTGGTCAAAAACAAACAAAAGTATGTGGGCAAAGGCACACCAAGATATCGTTCAGGGTGGGAGCATGCTTTTATGAGATTTTGTGACAACAACGAACACATTCTACAGTGGGCTAGCGAATCAATATCTATTCCTTATCGTAATCCCATAACTGGTAAACAAAGTATCTATGTTCCAGACTTCCTAATTACCTACAGAACTCGCAACAATGTCATGGTAGCCGAGGTGATTGAAATCAAGCCCAAAAAACAAAGCGTGATTGAGTCAAAAATGAAAGCCAATGAACGTGCCACTGTGGCAGTGAACTATGCCAAGTGGGATGCAGCCACCAAGTGGTGCAAAAAGCAAGGCCTGTTGTTTCGTGTGATCACCGAAGATCAACTGTTTCATCAAGGCGGCAAATAAGCACTAACCGTTCTGTGCCGCGGTAAATATGGCATGACCCGTAAACTAGAAGAACTGTTTGATTTACCCACCAGCAACGAATCAGATTCTGAACCTGAGTCAACCCCTGCGATAACCAAAGCTGAACTGGCAGAAATTGACGAAACCATAGACAAGATTGATGCAGCCTTGCCCGGTGTTCGAGGGCTAGATTCCAGCGACGAAGAAATTGACGAACTGGCCAAAAAAGCCACAGAAACCTTTGACGATCTCATGGATCTAGGCATGCAAGTGGACAGTCGCTATGCATCGGAAATATTTGCTGTGGCTGGCACCATGCTGGGACATGCACTCACAGCCAAAACAGCCAAACTCAACAAGAAACTCAAAATGGTTCAACTTCAGCTACAAAAAGCCAAGTTAGACGCAGATCGTGCAAAAAAAGCCGACGGCGATGACATCGAAGAAGTTGAAACTGCACACGGACAAGTGCTGAGTCGCAATGACTTGCTGGAACGTTTGATCGGCAACAGAGATCAAAAGACCAAAGACTGATAAATATCGTATAGGGACCTAGATATGAAAAACTTTAAAGAATACCTCGCAGAATCACAAAGAGTCTACGAATACCGCATTAAAATTGCTGGCGACATGCCTGCAAATTTTGTCGGTCAACTCAAGGACAAACTCAGTCAATTTGATGTGGTCAAATTTGCTGATGTTAAAACCACACCAGTGCAGGCAAAATTGCCAGACTTTCCACAGTTCAGCAATGACCGTGTAAACACCATGGATGTGACTTTCCGTTATCCTGCTATTGAACCACAGATTCGTCAGATTGCACAGTTGTTGGGCTTGGATCCAAATCGTGTGCGCATGCTCACTGCTCCATATGAAGATAGTATGGCCAAAGAGTATGAAGACATTGAAGAACAAAACAAAGATCTGTTGACGGACACAGACTATCCTGCACCTGATGCAGAACAAAAAGCACTCAGCAAAGATTATGCCACCGGTCCTTATGATCATGCTGTGTTAAAAAATGCTTACCGCAGTGAGTTCACAGTGGCTGGAGGAAAAACTCCCAAGGCCACAACCACAAACGATTTACCTCAAGGAGAACAAAGTCCTATGAGTACAGTAAAACGACCAGCCAAGCCAGCAACCGGCGCCAAACCAAGAGGATAACATGATGGATTTTTTTTATAACTTAAACAAGAAGCTGGCTGAAATGGCCACACCAAAACAACAGATCAATGAAGGTGCCGAAGCTGTGGCTGAACGTGATTACAGTGCTACCAAAGCACGTGCTGGCAAAGACATTGGCAAGCCAGGCAAGAACTTTGAAAAGATTGCCAAGTCAGCAGGCGAGCGTTATGGTTCAAAAGAGCGCGGAGAGAAAGTTGCTGGTGCTGTGTTGGCCAAGTTGCGTGCCAAAGAAGGTGTTGAAGAACAATACATTCTTGAAAAAGACGTAGAAGAAGGCAATGAGTTTTCGGGTGCATTGGCCAAGGCCAAAGCCGCTGGTGCCAAAGAATTTGAAGTTGACGGAAAGAAGTATCAAGTCAAAGAAGCTGCCAAACCAGATTACATTGACCTAGACAAAGACGGCAACCGTAAAGAATCAATGAAGAAAGCTGCCGCTGATAAAAAAGAAGAAATCAAAGAATATGACTTTGACGACCGCGATGATTTTGATCGTCGTGCCAAGCGTGGCGACACTGTTAAAACAAGCAAAGGCACATTGATCAAGACAGACAAGGGTGTTCGCCACGAGAAGCGTCATGAAGAAGAACCAGAAGTTGCTGACGATGATGATACACCAAAGAAAAAAGGTCGCAAGACTGTGGGCGCTGGCAAAGGCAAGAAGATTGGAGCCAAAGCTCATGGTACCAGCAAGCTACATCGCAAAGATGCCATTGCTGAAGACGACGAGGAAATGATTGCTCTAGTAGACAAAGGCGAATACGATCGTGAAGGCGACATGGCCAAAGAACAGTTGCACACTATTGATCAAGCTGCCAAAGAGTTGGCCAGTATCCTTGGCGATGATGAGAACTTGCCAGAGTGGGTACAATCAAAGATTACCAAAGCCATGGACTACATTGACACAGCACGTGACTACATGAAGTCTAGCAAAGCTGACAATGACGAAATGGTTCCTGAGCGCAAATTAACCAAAGGCGAAACAGCCAAAAAAGAAAAGTTTGTCAAGGGCATGAAGAAAGCCAAGGGCGACTTTGAACAGCGTTATGGTGACGAAGGCGAAGCAGTTATGTATGCCACAGCTACCAAAATGGCCAAGGGTGGCAAAAAAGAAGAAAGCGTGAAAGAAGCAGACGCTCCTAAAAAAGCCAAAGGTGGTATTCAATTTGGCAAGGGTGTTTATGAATCAATGAACAGTCGTGTTGAAAACATGATCTCTGAAGGTATGAATATTTCAGTGAACATGAGTACTGATGCCAATGGTCAGCCTACAAAAAATATCACTGTGTCAGCCGAAGGCGAAGATGCTGAAGCTCTAGCACAGTTGTTGAACTTGGCTGGCATGAATCGTCGCAGTCACGAAGAAGAATTAGAAGAAAACAAGCCAGACTGGCCTACAGATCAAGAAACTATCGACAACGATGATCCACACTTGGAAAAATTTGCAGGTGGTCTCAACGGTCCAAAGTCAACAGGTCAAACCACAGGTGCTCCATTCAACCGTCAAGTGGCACGTCAAGGCGCTGGCAAAATGGCAGAAAGCACAGATCTTGGCATGAGCTTGTACAAAGAACTACAACAGTTCAAAGGCAAGTAATATGAAAAACTTTCGTGACTATTTGATCGAAAGCGAATACAAAAGTGTCAATCCTGTAGAAGGCGACACTTTTGTTTTTGAATTTGAAGACGGCACCGCTGTTGAAACTTATATTCTTGAAGCCAGCGCCAATGAAATAGTTGTGGATGCCAATGAAACAACCTATGCTGTGATGGAATCATGGTTTGGTATTTTTGATGCACTCAATGAAGATCAAGGTTGTTCCAGCAGTTGTGAATGCCAACGTTGTTCAGCTGAACTAGATGAAGATCAAGATGCTGCTGTGTTGGCACAAAAAGAAGTTGACAATGCCATTGTTGATGCAGACTTGGATGAAGCCGAATATCAAGGACGTAAAGTTCCACTAGGCAAACCCATGCGTGGTGATGTTAAAAAGTTCAAGGTCTATGTCAAAGATCCCAAAACTGGCAATGTAAAAAAAGTAAACTTTGGTCACGGCGGAACAAGTGCCAAGCGAGCTGGTCAAAAGACCATGAAGATTAAAAAATCCAATCCTGCTCGTAGAAAAAGTTTTAGAGCACGTCACAATTGTGACAATCCAGGACCAAGAACCAAAGCAAGATATTGGTCTTGCCGTGCGTGGTAATTATAAGAACAAAGGAAAAATATTATGGCAAGTCAAGCAAACGTCTATACATCAGTCAGCGCACAAGCATGGTACACAGATAAAGCACTTATCTCAACTGGCAATACCTCAGTCACATATAACGTAGCCCTGTATCCTGGTTTTAGTGATACCATTTATTCCAATGCAGTGGTTGTTCCAGCCAACAGCTTTGAGTATGTGTATGTTGGTGTGGGCAACAAGCTCACAGTGACAGGTTCAAATTTTACTGCTAGTGAAGCAGGTACAGATACATCTGGCACAGCTGGTGTTTCTGGTCAAGGAAGTTATCCAGGACAATCCAGCTAATATCATGCGAGCAAGAGAATTTGTTGCAGAACAAAAAGTTGGTGCTGTGGGCAAACGCAGACGCAGTGCCACTCGTGGTCTACACAAATTCAGAGATGAACAATTTGCTGATCGTATCTACGAACTCAATCGTGTGATGATGGCAGCAGCATCCACAGACGGAACATTTGTTCCAGATCTTGATGCAGAAAGCTGGGCAGGACGTCATGACGTGGCTGCACCTTATACCAAGCAAGAAGCTGACATGATGAAACGTGCTTATGAAGCCACAGGTGCATGGCATCAAGATCTCAACGACGGCGACATGGAATCACAAGAACTATCAACTATCAACAAAACAAGTCCAGTAAAAGGATTTCAAGGATATCAGAGAAGATGAGAGCACGTGAATTTATTCTTGAACAACGAGAATTACCTCCTGAAATAAAAGATCCTTTAAGAAGTACGTATGTGTTGCCAGGGCTCAGCGCCGCTGACCCTTATAAAAACTATCGTATGGGAGTAGCTATTGCACGTGCCCGGAGCGATCAAGCCACGGATGATGTTAACCCTGACCGTCCAGAGTGGTCAGCAGAAACAGCATTTGGCGAACATGCTGTGGTTGTGGGATTTAACAGCAGTGTAGATCCTATAATTGATGCCGCACTAAAAATGACCAAAACTCCAGGCGGTAAAAAATTAATAAGCAGTGCTGCCAGTGAAGAACCTGCTTTTGTTGACAATAAAAGTCCTATCAAAGGCTTTAACGGTTATCCGCGATAAGAATAAATACAGCCACAAGGACAAATTATGAAAGTTGCAGACGTATTAAGAAAACTAGCTGACATTGTTGATCAACAAGACAACCCTGCCAGACCCGATGACAAAGTTCAAAATCCAGCCGAACTAGCAGAAGTTCCTGCTGGTCCCTACGGCGACGAAGTGGATGCTCCAGAAAATCAAGATTCTGGTGCCGACGACGACCTAATGGTTCCGCCACTGCAACTCAAATTAGAATTACTCAAACGTGCTGTGGATGTAGACAACATCTATGACGATCAGCGTGCAGACGAAGTACACAACGACACACAAGAAGACCCGCTGTCTGCAATTAAACGCAATGCTGGCATTGATTCAGGTGCAATGACCGCCATAATTCACGGTATAGCCGGCGAAGACGAACCGTTAGACGATTAAGGAGCTCGCCTATATGAGCTTCATACAAAACTTTTACACCAGCAGAGATAACAACACTGACGGTGATACCTACGTAGGTCAAGAAGGACGCCTTTGGTACAATCCCAATACTAACTCAATTTATGTAAACACTGCCAATGTAGTAGGCGGTACTCCTGTGAGTTTGGCCACTGGCGCCAATATTGTGGCCAACAATGTCACGTTAAATACTGTCACATCCACATCTGGCACAGTGACTTTGACTGGCAATCTTACAGTCACAGGAAATATTTCGCCAGCTGGTACAAACAAGATTGGTGGTATTTTTCCAGGCCCGGGCGTTAACATTTCCAATGTTGGCTTACTCACAATTGATTCAGCCAACCTGCCGGTGAGCTTTGGCAACTTCTTTGCCAACAACAACATTCTTAGCATTGTCAATGTCGACGAAGACATGATTTTGTCAACTCAGGGCGATGCTGAAATACAGCTGATAGGCAACGTTGGATTTTATAAGCCCGATGGTCTTCCTCCTAACACCGCCAACAGATATTCGTTTTTTAACAAAGATGGACAAGTCACATTCTATGTGCCAGATGCAGATCCTGAATCAGGAGCATTTAAAATTATTGGATCTGCTACTGGTAACTTCTCTGCTCCTCTCAACACAGGGGTTATGCTACAGATCACAGGACAGAACGATGATGCTTCAAGACTCTATAATGACAGTATAGGCAGTTTTGCAGCCTTTGTAGGCCGACGCATCAACGGCACGGTTGGATCTCCTGCTGCTGTTCAAGCAGGCGATGAAATTATTCGAATCAGTTCTACTGGCTATAACGGTACAGAAATTCCCGCAGCAGGTACAGCACGTATTGTGTTCCAGGCCATGGAAAATTATACAGCCAACGCTCGAGGCAGTAATCTCAGTTTTTGGGTCACAGCAGTTGGCTCAAATGTTCTAACACAAGTAGCTAACGTCTCGGTAGCCAATGGTGTAAGTGCCACAAGATTTACTACACCCGGCAATGTCACTGCCACTGGCAACATCAGCACAGCCAACACATTTGTGGGTAATATTTCAGGATTGATCACACACCGTGTTAGAGAAGCTGGAACCATTGCTGATGCTGGAACACTCACTGTAGATTTTGCCACAGATGATTTGGTTCATTGTACTTGGAACAATGGACTGGCTATAGCATACACCAATTACACAGCTGGACGAGTGATCAAAGTCATGGCCACCAAAGGCACAGGATCTGGCACAGATAGTATTACATTGGACGGTGTTCCAGCCAACAATGTGTCTACGGGCTCTACTACTATAACAGCCGCAGCAGATACCACTGTGATTTTAAACATAATCAGCACCGGTACTAGCATAAACAATTTGTACATAAAGGTTTAACAATGAAAAAAATTCTAGCAGTATTGTTGTTTGTTCCACTGAGTGTGTTAGCACAGATCGCACAACAGTGCCCACAATTTTTGCCCAATGGTCCTGTGGCCTATCAAGCACAACCGGGTGATCAAGAACTGTGCAAACAAAACTATGCTGTGATTCATCGTTGCGGTGTCAAAGCTCCTGTGGCTGTTTTTGAACACCTAACAGTGGCTGCAATGACTGGTCCTGCCAAACGCAAAGACAACTTCCGTCCTGATCCACAGGTATTGCCACAGTGCCAAGCTACACTGGCTGATTATGCCACAGTGGGTCGCACACACGATCGCGGACACATGGCACCAGCTGCCAATAACACACAAAATGATGCCATTATGAGTGAGAGCTTTTTCTTGTCAAACATGGTGGCACAGGTGGCCAACAACAATCGAGGTATTTGGAAACAGTTGGAAACATGGGAACGTGAATGGGCCATGCGTGGTGGAGACTTTTACATTGTGTCAGGAGGAATTTTTGATCCAGGTCATCCTGTCACAGGCAACGGTTTAGGTATTCCTACTCGTTTATACAAAATTATTTACGATCGTTCATCAGGTCAAACCATGGCCTACATGATGCCCAACACAGCATTGCCAGTGGCAGATTTACCCAAATATCAAACCACTGTGCCAGCAGTAGAACAAGCTACAGGTATTCGTTTTAATCTCAAATAAGGATTCATAGTTAAATAACAAACTATGAGTAAAAGCCTTGAGGGCGTGCTGATCAAGCCCGCCCACAAAAAACAAACATTTACAGAAGAACAACTAACAGAATTCATGCTGTGTGCAGACCCTGTGTCGGGTCCTGCTTACTTCATGGATCACTACTTTTACATACAACATCCAACTCAGGGCAAGATGTTGTATCATCCTTACGAATACCAAAAGAAACTAATAGATACCTATCATAACTATCGTTTCTCAATTTCCATGATGCGTCGACAGACTGGTAAGTCAACTTCGGCAGCAGGATATCTACTTTGGTATGCTATGTTTGTGCCTGATTCGACCATTCTCATTGCCGCACACAAGTTCACAGGTGCACAAGAAATCATGCAACGTATTCGTTTTGCCTATGAACTGTGTCCTGACTTTATTAGAGCAGGTGTCACAAGCTACAACAAAGGCTCAATAGATTTTGAAAACGGAAGTCGCATAGTATCAGCCACAACAACAGAAACAACTGGTCGTGGTATGTCTATATCACTACTCTACGCTGACGAATTTGCGTTCGTACGTCCTGGCATTGCTAAAGAATTCTGGACTTCCATATCACCTACCTTGGCCACTGGTGGTAAAGCAATTATTACATCAACACCCAACTCAGACGAAGATCAGTTTGCCTTGATGTGGAAGATGGCCAACAAGTGCGAAGATGAATATGGCAATCCTACAGAAGTTGGCGTCAATGGATTCCGTGCTTATCGTAGCTACTGGCAAGAACACCCAGACCGCGATGAGGAGTGGGGCCGCAACATGGAAGCACAGTTGGGCACAGATCGATTCCGCCGAGAAATTGGGTGTGAATTCATTATCAATGACGAAACCTTGATTGCTCCAACCAAATTACTTGATCTCAAAGGTATAGAACCTGTGTTTAGAACAGGACAGGTACGTTGGTATCGTCGCCCCGAACCTGGTAAAATTTATGCTGTGGCACTGGACCCCAGCTTGGGCACAGGAGGAGACCCTGCTGCTATACAAATATTTGAAGCCAACACCACAACACAAATCGGCGAGTGGCGTCACAACAGAACCACAATTCCAGAACAAATACGCATCCTAGCTGATATTTGCAGATACATTGACGACATTATCAAAGATCCCAATTCAATATATTTTAGCATAGAAAACAACACCATTGGTGAAGCCGCATTGATCAGTATTGCTGAATATGGCGAAGAAAACATCAAGGGCTATTTTTTAAGTGACAACTCAGTGACCAGTGCTGGTGGTCGTAGATACCGCAAAGGATTCAACACCACAAACAAATCAAAACTCAGTGCCTGCAACAAACTCAAAGTCATGATTGAATCCGGCAAGATGAAGATAAACTCAATTCCCTTGGTTTCAGAGCTGAAAACGTTTGTGGCACATGGTACCAGTTATGCAGCCAAACCCGGAGAAACAGACGACTTGGTCATGAGTACTATACTAGCAGTGCGCATGATGCAACAGCTACAGACCTATCACACAGAGCTAGATCAACAAATGAAAGATCACGGTGATGTTATCATAGAACCTTTGCCGTTTTTGGCATCTTTTGGGTAATTCACAACTAAACTAAATACATTACTATGGCTCAACAAACATCAGCAAAACAACTTTTTGATCTGCTAGTTAGCAGAAATTTCAGCCCAGAACTTTTGGACAGTGCTGGAAAACCTGCATCTGATCCAGCGGAAACTGAAGTTTTCAGTTTTGACTTTGTCACAGAATCTGGCAACAACTACGGAACTGTGGTTATTATGTTGGGCGACACCAACGATTTAGAAGTGTTCTTTGGCGACAATGTGGGTCGTACCATGGAAGGTGACGACAAGAATGAATGGTACGCATTTTTAGAACAACTCAAACATTTCAGCACCAAGAACTTGATGGGCTTTGGATTGAAAAATCTCAACAGGTTGCGTTATAGCATGCAAGGTCAAGCAGCAATCAAAGAAGGTTTGTTTGAATCATGGCGTGGTACCAAAACCGTGAGCTATAACGATCGTCCAGAAGCAGTGCGATTAATGATTCGTCACAAGAAACCCATTGGTGAAGGTGATGCACGTTATCGTTATGTTGAAAGTTTGTTTGTGGAAACTGCCGACGGTGAGCGATTCAAACTGCCATTTACAAAACTCAGTGGCGGTCGTGCCATGGTAGAACATATTCGCAATGGCGGCCGTCCTTATGATCTAGTTGGACAACACATTGCTGGTATTGTTGAAGAACTCAATGTACTGAGTCGTTTCCGTAGAGCCAATCATGGCAAGGTATTTGAAGGCGACACAGAACAATTGATCTCTGAAACCAACATCTATTATGAAAATTTGAACCGTGTGCTCAAAGCACTGGGTACCAAGCGTGGATATGCCAACTACTTTGAATCATGGAATCCATCTGAGATCACAGAACAAGATGTTGTAATTGAAAGCATTAAAAATTTATTTGTGCGTGAAACCATCGACACAAGAATTGAGCAAGCACTACCGGTGTTGGCCAAAATACAAAAACAAGGACAAGCTATGAAAGAAATACACATGTTTGAAGCCTGGGCTAATCGCCTGACAGAAGGCACATGGGCAACACCAGAAACACCAGAACAAAAACAACAGTTGGTTGATTTGTTGAGCAAAGAACTTCCGGTGGGCGCAGATGCATTGAATGCCACTGAGCAATTGTATGATTTGTTGGGCGACGATCAGTTGTTTGATCAACTTGAACAGTTAGCCGACCAAGATGCCAATGCAGATGCACGTCAGACAATTTTGAATCGCATGCAAGAATTGGCCAACGATCCAAACGTGGCCGAAGTCATCGGTCAATTGAACATTGACGTAGATACTCCAGCCGACTCTGAAGAAGTCGATGTAGACGCTGATATCAAGGTTGACGAAGCTGGCGGTATTCCTGGAAACTTGCCTGCTGGTCAAGTTCCTGGC